ATTGATCCTATGGCAACCTCTGTTGAAGACGCTATGGGCTGTGCTGTTGACCGCTTTGTGTCTAAACACATTGTAGAGCAGCTACAGGAACAAGGTGTCTATCGTGATGTAGAGATTGGTGAAGCATCTTCCGACAGCGACATTGAACCAGATCAAGACCTGTCACGCTATGACGAAGACAAGATAAGATTAACCAAATATTATGGATTGGTTCCTCGTCACCTGCTTAAAGAAGCTATGACGGACGAAGACGCAGAAGAGGAAGACTTAGACGTAGATGATGAAGAAGACGACAGCTATTATGTAGAAGCTATTGTTGTCATTGGCAACGACGGTATTCTTCTTAAAGCAGAAAAGAACCCGTACATGATGCAGGATCGCCCAGTCATTGCATTCCCTTGGGATATTGTTCCTAGCCGCTTCTGGGGTCGTGGTGTATGTGAGAAGGGTTATAACTCTCAAAAGGCGTTAGACGCTGAACTACGCGCTCGTATCGACGCTCTAGCACTCACTATCCACCCAATGATTGCTATGGACGCTTCTCGTATGCCTAGAGGCTCCAAACCAGAGATTAGGCCAGGAAAAATTATCTTGACAAATGGTAATCCAGCAGAAGTGTTGCAGCCATTTAACTTTGGTAATGTTAATCAAATTACCTTTGCACAAGCAGATGCTCTACAACGCATGGTACAGACCGCTACAGGCGCTATAGACAGTGCTGGTATCTCAGGGTCTATTAACGGAGAAGCCACGGCAGCGGGCGTTTCTATGAGCTTAGGCGCTATCATCAAGCGTCACAAGCGTACATTGATCAATTTCCAAGAATCTTTCATCATTCCTCTGGTGTCTAAGGCTGCCTATCGCTATATGCAGTTCCAACCTGAGATGTATCCTGTTGCAGACTACAAGTTTGAAGTTAGTAGCTCGCTAGGCATCATTGCTCGTGAATACGAAGTAACTCAGTTGGTGCAGTTGTTACAAACAATGTCTCCAGACACCCCTATGTACCCACAATTGATTCAATCTATCATTGATAACATGAATCTTTCTAACCGTGAAGAGCTTATTGCGTCTCTGAAGCAGGCTAACGAGCCTAATCCAGAAGCACAGCAGGCACAGCAGGCAGCACAGCAAGCTCAGTTGGCCTTCCAAGCGTCACAAACTGCTGCACTTAACGGACAAGCTACAGAATCTCAAGCTAGAGCGCAGAAGATTACTATGGAAGCTCAAGTAATTCCACAGGAACTAGAGATTCAGCGCATGAAAGCAGTCACTACTAACCTACAAGCGGGTACACAGGACGACAAAGAGTTTGAACGCCGTCTAAAAGTGTCTGAGCAGCTACTTAAAGAGCGTGAGATTGCTGTCAAAGAGGGTTCTAAAGCCCCAGCAGCACCACAACCACAAGGAATGATGCCACAATGATTACACGCAGAGAGTTACAAGACGTTGTAGTGCAGGTTAATGCCAGCTTTGAGGAGGTGTTAAAGCGATTAGCTGCACTAGAGGCCAAGGAAAAGCAAGAGGTTGTTGTTAAGAAGCCAAAGGCCAAGCAAGACTAGCCTAGAGAGAGATAGATATGCCAACAGACAAGAAAGACCCACGGTTAGCTAGAGCAGGCGTAAGCGGTTATAACAAACCTAAGCGTACTCCTAGCCACCCAAAGAAAAGCCACGTTGTTGTAGCCAAGGTAGGCGACCAAGTTAAGACAATCAGGTTTGGTGAGCAAGGCGCTAGTACAGCAGGCAAGCCCAAGGCAGGCGAAAGCGAAGCAATGAAGAAGAAACGCGCTAGTTTCAAAGCTCGTCATGGCTCTAACATCGCTAAAGGCAAGATGTCAGCAGCTTACTGGGCAGATAAGGAGAAGTGGTAAATAATAAAAATATTACTTGACTTTTATAGCATTTTGTGTTATAATAGAGCTGTAGTATATAACAATAACTTATAAGCACTGTCCTAAACGGAGAAACAGTATGATTGATAAAGAACTTGAGCAATATTACGATAACTACCGCACTATGTTTATGGACGCTGGCTGGAAACAACTACAGCAAGACCTTATGCAGAACGCTACTGTTATCAACTCAGTTGAAGCGTGTAAAGATGGTAATGACCTGTACTTCCGTAAAGGGCAACTGGCAGTCATTGCAAACATCCTCAACTTAGAAGCTCAAATCAAAGCAGCCGAAGAGCAAGCTAACGAGGAACCAGAAGAAGTAGAAGCGTAATGGCTCTGCTTTTTGATTTTAAATGTGAAGATGGACATGTCAATGAAAGACTTGTCAAATCTGGAGTAACACACACACCTTGCTTAGATTGTAACAAGATGGCTGAGAAGATTATATCTCCTGTACGTTCTGCTTTAGACCCCATTAGCGGTGATTTTTTAGGTGCAACCGAGAAGTGGGCGAAGAATCGTCAGCAGAAGATATTACAAGAGAGAAAGGCTAACTCGTAAGAACCCTTTCATAATATAAACCTCCACAATGACTTAGATCACGGAGTTTAATAATGGCAACACTCATAGACGAGCGTCCAGAAGACGAAGACGAAGTAAACACCGCTCAACAGGAGCCTGAATATCAGCAACCTCCTGAAGAAGACATACCAGAGAAGTACAAAGGGAAGAGCACTGCAGAGATTGTACGGATGCACCAAGAAGCTGAGAAGCTCCTAGGGCGGCAGAGTTCCGAGGTAGGTGAGTTACGCGGCGTAGTCGATCAATATATAAAGACACAACTCGACAACCAAAAAGCACCAGAACCTGACGAAGAAATAGACTTCTTCTCAGACCCTGACAAGGCCGTCAGGAGAGCTATTGATAATCACCCTAAGATTAGGGAAGCCGAAGCAGTAACACAGCAATACAAAAAGTCTACAGCACTTTCACAACTACAGCAGCGTCATCCTGACATGCAGAATGTGCTACAAGACCAGAAGTTTGTTGACTGGATTCAAGGTTCTAAGATTAGAAAACAGCTCTTTGCTCAAGCAGACAAGCAGTACGATTATGATGCAGCAGATGAACTCTTCACAACGTGGAAAGAACGTCAACAAGCGGTTAATCAAACTGTAGCGTCTGAAATGGCAGGTCGTAAAGCTGCTATCAAAACTGCATCAACAGGCACAGCTCAAGGCAGTGGAGAGACGCAAGGGAAGAAAGTTTATAGACGCGCCGACATTATTAAACTAATGAGGGACGATCCAGAACGATACTTGGCTTTATCTGATGAAATCATCAAAGCCTATTCAGAAGGGAGAGTCCGACACTAAATCTTTAAGGACTTTATATTATGGCAACTTCAGTATATCCCGCTATGGGCGGTGCAGTAGACAACACTAGCGCAGCAACTTTCATTCCACAAATCTGGAGTGACGAGGTTGTAGCAGCTTATCAGACTAACTTGATTCTTGCGAACCTTGTTAAGAAGATGAGCATGTCAGGCAAGAAAGGTGATACCATTCACGTTCCTAAGCCTGTCCGTGGTACTGCTAACGCTAAACTAGCTAACACCGCTGTTACTATCCAGAACAATGTTGAATCAGAAGTACTGATCAGCATCAACAAGCACTTCGAGTTCTCACGTTTGATCGAAGACATCACCAACGTACAGGCTCTCGCTTCACTGCGTCAGTTCTACACTGGTGACGCTGGCTACGGTTTGGCCAAGCAAGTTGACGACGACCTGTTTGCTCTGGGCAAGTCTCTGGGTAACGGTAACGGTTCTTCTTGGGCACACAGCGCTTCTTTCCAGATTGGTGCTGGTTCAGCTCTGGAAGCATACGACATTGATGGCACTGCTGACGTAGGCGCTTTCACTGACGCTGCTTTCCGTAACCTGATTCAGAAGCTTGATGACGAAGACGTACCAATGGACGGTCGTAGCTATGTTGTTCCACCTGCTCTGCGTAACGCTATCATGGGCATTGACCGCTACATGTCTTCTGACTTCGTAGACGGCAAGGGTGTTAAGAACGGTCAGATTGGTAACCTGTACGGCGTGAACGTATATGTTTCTAGCAACTGCCCAACAACTGAGACAGGCGTTCGTGCTTCTATTCTGTTGCACAAAGACGCTATGGTTCTGGCTGAACAACAAGGTGTTCGTTCACAGACTCAGTACAAGCAAGAGTTCTTAGGCACTCTTTACACTGCTGACACTCTGTACGGTACTCAAGTACTCCGTCCAGAAGCAGGCATCGTACTAGCTGTTCAAGGCTAATACAACTGAACGGGGATTCTTCGGAGTCCCCTTTCTTTATTCTTTTTATTATATTCTTTTGTTTTCCTAGGAGCTACAATGGCTATATTCAGAGGTGAAGGTGGTGCTGGTGATTCTACCAACGACGCTACTCTTAGCCTAGTCACTGCCCAAGCTGTTATAGCTTCTACGAAAGCAAGTGAGTCTGCCGCTAGTGCAGCTACAGCGTCCACACAAGCAACCACAGCAACTACCAAAGCCGCTGAAGCCTCTGCTAGTGCAGCAGCCGCAGCAGCTAGTGCGTTAGGTGTAGATGTATTCGCAGATGCAGCAGAGCTGTCAGCAACTAACGCAGCCACTAGCGAAACTAACGCAGCCACTAGCGCTACTTCAGCATCTACTTCAGCTACAAATGCTAGTGCCTCTGAGACAGCCTCAGCAGCCTCTGAGAGCGCTGCAAGCACATACGCTACCACAGCTACCACTAAAGCCTCAGAAGCAGCCACAAGCGCTTCTATTGCGTCTACGAGCGCTTCTACAGCCACTACCAAGGCTACTGAAGCATCTACTAGCGCAACCAACGCTGCTGCGTCAGAGAGCAACGCAGCTACATCAGCATCTAACGCTTCCTCTAGCGCCTCTAACGCAGCTACTAGCGCATCAGCAGCGTTTACCTCTGCCAGCAACGCAGCTACCTCTGCAAGCAATGCAGCTACCTCTGCATCAACAGCGTCTACTAAGGCTGCTGAAGCAGTTGTTAGCGCAGGCAATGCAGCCACTAGCGCGACTAACGCAGCTAACAGCGCTACGTCTGCGTCCACAAGCGCAGCTACGGCAACTACACAAGCAACTAACGCAGCTAACAGCGCCTCAGCAGCTTCTACAAGCGCGTCTAACGCAGCTACTAGCGCGTCTAACGCAGCTACTAGCGAGACTAATGCAGCCACTAGCGCCTCAGCAGCTTCTACTAGCGCTACAGCATCAGCTACGTCAGCGTCAGCCTCTGCAGGTAGCGCAACAGCCGCAGCAGCTAGTGCTAGTGCAGCAGCGACAAGTGAAGCCAATACAGCAGCAGCGGTTAGCCTAGCTATTGCTAACTTAGTAGACTCTGCTCCTATAACATTAGATACATTAAATGAACTTGCAGCAGCTTTAGGAGATGATGCTAACTTCTCCACAACAGTGACAAACGCTCTAGCTACTAAACTAACTTCTTCTTCTACTTTAAACGCAGACAACATGACTACTGGTACGCTTGACGGCGGAACTTACTAAAGGTAATTAACTATGGCAACAACTATTGTAACAAAGAATAGCTCTACCGCTTCTGCCGTCCCTACAGCAGCTCAATTGGTTCAAGGTGAACTGGCGGTCAACGTAGCGGACAAGCGTCTATACACAGAGAACAACGCAGGTGCTATTGTTGAGCTTGGTACTAACCCTAGCACCATTGACATCAACTCAGGCACTATCGACGGTACGACTATCGGCGCATCGTCTGCCTCTACTGGCGCGTTTACTACACTGACTGCCTCTGGAGAAATCACAGCCAACGGCGGCATTGCTTTAGGCGATGGTGACAAGGCTACGTTTGGTGCTAGTGATGATCTACAGATTTATCATGATGGTAGTCATAGCTACGTTGGAGATTATGGTACAGGTAACTTATCCGTTACAGGGAACAATTTATACCTTCAGAACACTTCTGGTGAAACGTATTTAAGCGGAATTTCTGATGGCGCAGTTAGTCTTTACCACAACAACGCGACCAAACTAGCCACCACAGACACAGGCATAGACGTTACTGGCACAGCCACGATGGATGGGCTTACTGTTCAAAACTCTGGCCCTACACTACTATCTGTTGGTTCTAGTGATGGTTCTGGGGCGCAACTTCGTTTAGATGGTAGTGCAAATGGAGATTTTGTAGGAGGCGACTACTCTGTAATAAAAAATGAAAACAATGATTTGGTTCTTATTTCTGGAACACCTAATGGCGATATAGATTCATTTACGCATGATGGCAGTGGAAATAAACTAAGGCATAAAATAGGAAGCAACGGAGACATCAGCTTCTACGAGGACACAGGCACAACGGCTAAGTTGTTCTGGGATGCGTCTGCGGAGTCTTTGGGTATTGGTACTAGTAGTCCTACCTCTAAGCTACAGTTAAACGAAGGCTCAGCAACAGATGTTACCTTTACGCAGTCAAACACAGTTGCATCTACTAGCTTGACTCAAAGTGCTAACGGGTCATTTTATATGTACAATTATGGTGCATATAACTTAATATTTGGCACTAACGCCACAGAACGTATGCGCATAGACAACAATGGCAACGTGGGTATTGGTGAAAGCAGCCCTAGCGGTCTCTTGCATCTTAAAAAAGCATCTGACACTGCTGACATAATCCTTGAGTCAAGCGGTGGCAGTGGTAAAGAATACTTAATCGGAAGCAGGACTGACGGTTCCTTAAATTTCTATGACGTTACTGCATCAACAGAACGCCTACGCATAGACTCATCAGGCAACGTGGGTATTGGTACTAGTTCGCCCACATCTTATGCAGATAGAACACTGCATGTTACTGGTGGCACAGGTTCAGCT